CCAAGCTAGAAAATCTTCCTTATCTGGGTTTTTGTTGTCTTTGGCTATAGCTGTGGCAATTGCTTTAGTATCGAAGCACCGCTTAGCGAAAGAGTAATCTATTTTTGTATTTAAATTACGAGCGATAACCCCAAGCATATACAAGTCGTAGCCAAGAATATTCTGGCCGACGACAATGACATCGTCTTGGCTTATTAAATCCATAAACTCTTTGAAGACTACGGCTGGATCTTCAGCTTTAGAGAGATAATCTTTGTTACTGAATCCAGTAATTCTTGCGGCATCCTCTGAGACCTTAAGGTCGTCCCATTTTAAGAATCGATTTTGCTTTTTTGTGATCTTTTTTCCAGTAGCTTCGATCCAGGCAAGTTGCCAAGGCTTTGAAGCAACAAGGTTTAGACCTTCAGTCTCCGTATCGAAGATGATGTATTTTTGATCAAATTTAGATCTAAGTAAGTCTTCCATTATTTGTCCTCCTTCCAAGCTTCTACGCAAAAACGATCGCTGCCAAAATGGTCAAGTCGTGGATTAGATAAGCTAGCTTGTCGGCCAGGCTTACGATTGCAAATGCACTTGTATGTCTGAAATGCGCTGACGTCTTCCATATTCTCATAATAAATTGATTTTGATAACTCAATATGATCTTCAACATTGCCGAAAGTGTTAGTGACGTAGTCTACAATTTTTTCTTCAAGAATCATATCGAATGGTAGACCGTTTCTTTCTATAAAAAAGGGGATGTCGGATGGCGGACTAATCATGCAATTGGAAAAGCTTGTCAAATTTCTATGCAAGAAAGAATCATAAAACGGCACAGCATACTGTATGTTCTTGGTTGACTCCCATGGGTTTGTAATCTTCTCGTCAAAACTCCGAGTATATAAAGAATATAGCTCTTTGGCCCCTTCGTCCCCATTTGGGAATGCAATCATTTTGCTCTCGGAATCTTCACTAAGGTCTTCGTTATAAACAGAAAACCGAAACCCAAACCTTAGCTTATCCCCAAAAGTACGAAACGCTTCTGGGAACCCAGTCATTGTATCTTCTACTAAAAAAATTTCTTCTATGTTTTCGTTTTTACAAATCCTGTCTATATCGTTAATGCGAAGAATACTTCGGCCTATGGAAAAATGAGTTTTGAATAGTGGCGTCATATGAACCAATATACATTCTATATAGGGCTTGTCAAGCGTTATATAAGTAAATCTTTAATTAAAATGTTGTAGCAATCTGACTTGAACTTCCATTTACCGTTACCTCTGGGATCTATTTGACCCTTTTTACCGAATACAGCTTGATTATAAAAATTTTTCTTTTTCATGAAACCGTAAACATACGCTACAGTATTGGATTCATTTACGCCTACAAAACAGTAAGCGTCACACTTTTGTTTAGTGTTATAGTCTGATACATTAAGATTCCAGTTTCCATTAGGAAGGAATTGATCTGAGAATTTTTTAGTCTTTATATCTATTTTATAATCCTTAATTATAGTATCATAATCGTAAGTGTTATCTCCTTTACCTTTGTAGGCGTCCTTTATAACGATTTCCCCAACAGCTCCAGCAAGGTTACCCTCTCCCTTGGTGATGCTATTGTTAAGCTCTTTGAAATCAAAAAGCTTTTTTGCTCTTTCTAATTGTGGTTTTGTTACTATGAATTTTTTCATTTCAAATGCTTGGGACAGCCTTCATAATATTTTATTTCATGACTGCCTCCCTCTGGGACCATTTCTTTTTTGAATTCATTTTGAAAACAAGAGGAGTGAAACTCTCCGTCTTTGTTTAGAATACTTACGTGCCAGAAATCAAACTTGTATGGGCAGTGCCACATGACGCTCCCGTCCTTTTTCAGTTGGCCCTTCTCTTTGGCAAACCCACACTGCAGCCTGCCTCCAAATGACCCATCGTCTGGGAAACCTTTGTCAATGGCAAAGTTTGATACCGCATCTTTTTCGTCGAAGTTTTCTAGGTAGTCTTGAATTGACTCGAGCTGTAGTTCAAACCCATCCAGATCATCTTCATCGATTGACTCCATTTTCATTAAGCCTTTTTTATTTAAGTCAAATTTTAAAAACAGAAACTCTGAAGTCCTATTCACGTATTCTGGAAAAAGCGTTTTTACCGCAAGAGAATACATATAGTCTTGAAGGTTGTCTTCCTTTTCTTTGCCTTCAAACATTTTCTTACTGGTCTTATAATCACGGATTATCGCAATCTTTTTGTCTTTGTATAAAAACAGCTGATCGATAAAACCCCTAATATGATATCCGTTCTGCTCTATATCAAAATCTAACTCGGCGTGAGCTTCGTCTGGAATGCCTAAATCTTCTCCATGAAAATTACAATTAAGGCCATTTAGAATCATATCTTTGATTAGATTCATGTTGTCATCATCTGTAACTCCCAGTTCTGAAGCGTCAGACATAATTAAATCATGTACGGCTTTAGATGCAAATGGGTCTTTAGCCTTTACTACCTTATTGTAGTGGGCTTTAGTTTTTTGTTTGGATAGGAACTCAAAAACATTATGGCAAACTGTGCCTCTTCTAGCTCCATCGTTATTTGTATCTGGGAGTTTCTGCTTATACTTACTCCAGTATATCCAACTACACGATTGCACCGTTTTAATACGGCTTGCTGATAATTTAACTTCCATTTAAAATTTTAATTAATTTTTTGCAGTGCGTATTTTTTGATAGCGACTCGTTTGATTTGATTTGTTTTAAAATATACTGTTGGAATTTATCGTCCCCTAGACTCCACTTGTCGCATCGGCTATGCCATTTTGAAAAGCTTTCTAATGACCCCGTGTCAGATTCTAGCATATCCCCGAAATCATTACATAGTGGTGGGTTTATTTTAATCACAGAAAGATCAAATACGGCAGCGAGCTTAGAAGCTATTTTGATTGACGCTAACGCGCCAGAGTTTGTTTCCTTTGTATTGTCGTTGTTTGTAGCTATGATGATTCTGTCGAGATCAAAGGAGTTTAAATAAGATACTAGTTTAGAAGAAGCATCTAATCCAAAGGTAACTAATACATTTTTAAAACCAGCCTCATAAAGCGCCAAACAGTCGCCGACACTCTCTACTAAGATCACTTCGTTAAGCTCTTCTATTGGCTTCTGGGAGAGTTGATGCGGGTAGATCCACCCACTCTTGCGACCCATGTGTTTCCACTTTGGGACGCCTTCGTCGTTGGTAACCGAGCGACCAGAAAAACCATGAATTTGCCCATCTAAATTATGGATAGGAAAGACTATGCGACGGTACATCTTACCGCCTCCAGCATAACCGCACTTAAACTCATTTTGTATCTTCGCTGAGATGCCCCTTTTTTCGTAGAAGGTTTTCATTGGAAGAAGCTTGTCTAGATAAGATGTAGGATATATTTTTTCCATTTCTATTTTTTCTATTTTAGGTTTAGGCTCATAATCTTGGCCTTGGTTATCTATCAAATATTCCTTGAGCGCCTTGGGGTCGTTAGTGTTTAGGGTTTCTTGCACTAAAGCCGAAAAAGGTTTGGCTTGATTTTCCCCACCGAAGTCTTTCCATACGCCAGTGTCTTTGTATATGATAAGAGAAGTGTTGGTTTTTCCATTGCGGTAGATAGCTCTACTTCTCCAATGATTACCACAATCTTGCAGTGGGTAACCTAATTTTTCTAATGATTGTTTGTATTGATTCATAGATCGTCAAAAGAAGGAATTTCGCCAGGCTGACTACCAACTAGGTCGCCTCCAGTATTTCTAAAGTTTACTATATCTCGCAAGTCTCCATGCTCAGTAATATTAAAGTTTTTAAATTCTAAGTTCATGAAATTCTTACGAAGGTTGTCATCAACTTGAACTGGCTCAACTGCTCCAGGTATATCTTTGCCTAAGTGTCTAGCCTTAACATTGATAAGTTTATGAGTCCCAAACTGATTCCCCTCTTCTGCGATCTCGTCATGAGTCTTCTGTCTGAGGATAAACATATGAGAGCAGAACTGTGTGATGCGGTCCGAAAGAGATACCACGGATTCGTCATCGATAATATTGGCGCTTTGACGGTTAGTCGTAATACCGCTACGGTTAGACTGTACTGATGTTATCATCGGGATAACTGGAGTACCTTCTTCTAGAATTTCTTTTTGGATGCATTTCTTAAATTTATCAACCATTTCCCCAACGAGTTGCCACTCATTTTTGTTTCCAGTCATCCCGTCTGATGATGTCTTGATATAATCAAAAGAAAATACCATATTATTCCCGCGACCAACTTTTGAATAATAAAAACGTTTAAGCGTGTTGATCATAGAATCGACATCCATGCCACCTACATTGTAATAATAAAATTTTAGTTTTTTGATTTTATTCCAAACAGAACGAACTCTTCTTACTGTGTCTTCTCCAGCTTGTCTCCACTTGCCACTCTCTAGCAAGTAAGAGGGTACGCCAGACAAAGCGGCGCACTGCCTAATGATAAGTTCTTCCTTACTCATCTCCCCATTATCAAAATGCAATACTGGAACATCGTATTTTGCGGAAACTTTTGTAGCGTAATCCATGCAAAATTGAGTCTTGCCGACACCAGAACGAGCCACGATGACGGTGATATTTCCTGGTCGCAAAAGCGAACCATAGACATCGTTGATTTTTTCGTGAGGTCCCATCATACCAAACTCATCTACTGGATTATTGCCTCGGTCTTCGATGAAGTTCTCCATTTGCTCGTAGATATTTTCTGGGGCGTCCGAACCTACTTCGAACATATTAATTTTCTCGTTATAGATTTGATCCGCATTTTCTATAATTTTAAGATAAGACACCTCTGGAGAAATACTCTTCATTGAGTCTGCAATTTTTTTTGCAGTTTTACCTATCTCTCTGCGAACACTATATTTCTTTAGTTCTTTGATAGAGGACTCAACCTTTTCTTCTGAGTGAATTTTTCTCATAGAAAGAGAGCGGACATAGTCTATTAAGGAGATATCTTCCTCAAACTTAATTCCAAGATCCTTGATTCTCTGAACCAATACTATTTCGTCTATAGATTCATCTTGTTGACAAGCTTTTTTAAGCACGGCGAAAAGAGTCCTATGCAAGAGAGATCCATCGTGGAAGTCTGACCCACTTATGAGGTGCATAAAGTTGACCAGAACCTTTGGCTTTTGGATAAAAGCGGCCAACACTTGTTTTTCAATTTCTAGACTGTATATCATATATAACGCATAATACATACATTATATATATTGTCAAGCGTTAATCTGGCTCTACTTCAAAATCTAGGTCCGTGCTTTCTGTAATATAAGTCTCTATCGACTTTATTAGACCAGATTCGGTTATCTGGGACTCACAATTGGTATAAACTACTGGGGTGCCTTTTTCGTCGCAGTATGCAATTATGAAGCCTTTGTATGCATCTTTTGACCCAGTTAGCTCAAAAAGCTCATTTAATATTTTTTCTGGCAACTTGAAGTGTTGAAATTTAGGCTCGGTCATGTTATATTTTACACTCAGCCCAAAAGGTTTGCAAAATATTCTTCAGATAGTTCGTCTTCTGGGTATATTAACAATAATTCTATTTCATTCATTTCGCAAAAATCTATTTTTTTGTCGTCCCTACGCAGCTGCCTAACAAAGTTGGCTCTAGTTTTATGAAAATGTTTAACAAACTTTAAATGTTGAGCACCTTGAACCTCAATAGCTATTTTTTTTGTATGATTATAAAAATCTAAAGATAGTTGGGTGCCAATAACCCGAAATTCC